CACATCGGGCCATTCAGCCGCGTGACGGGCTACGACAAGCCCAAGCGCAAGGCCGACGAGCCTATCCCCATCGTTGTGGAATACCCCGGCTGGCACACCAACCTGCGCGGCGACTTCACCGACGAGCAACTGGCTACCTTGGAGCCGTTGAGCGTTCAACCAGCAGTCCCGCATCGCGTGTGGGCGTAAAGGGGCCGATTATGCGACCGAGCCGGGGTATGGGAGCCGTGAAGGCATCCAAGATGCCAAAGGCGAAGACCATTCGCCGGAAGGATAACCCCGGCGAGGTCACCATGTACGCCAAGGGCGGCAAGGTTAAGGCGAAACGCATGGCTGAAGGCGGTAGCGCCAAGGATGCGTGCTACTCCAAGGTCAAGGCGCGGTACAAAGTCTTCCCTTCCGCCTACGCCTCCGGTGCTATCTCCAAGTGCCGCAAGGTCGGTGCCAAGAACTGGGGTAACAAAAGTGGCGGTTCGTAAAACCGAGAAAGGCGCTTCGCTCAAGCGCTGGTTCCAAGAGGACTGGAAGGACGTCCGTACGGGTAAAGCCTGCGGGCGTCAGCCGGGTGAGAAGCGCGGCACACCTTACTGTAGACCCAGCAAGCGTATTTCTGATAAGACTCCCAAGACGTCGTCGGAGATGACACCCACGGAGAAGAAGACGCGTATTGCTCAGAAGAAGCGGTTGGGGCAACCTCCGGGTGCGCCTAAGCGCGTACAGGCAGCGCGGAGACAGAAATGACCACCAGTGGCACCGCTACGTTCGACCTCAACCTGAACGAGCTGTTCGAAGAAGCCTTCGAGCGGTGCGGTGCCGAGCTGCGCACGGGTTATGAGTTCCGCACGGCGCGGCGCAGCCTGAACCTGCTGACCATCGAGTGGGCCAACCGGGGGATAAACCTGTGGACTATTGAGCAGGGGTCGATCCCCATGGTGCAGGGACAGATCACCTACGACCTGCCTGTGGATACGATTGATCTTCTGGAGCAAGTTATCCGCACCAACGCGGGTTCGGGTCCGAACCAGACCGACATCAACATCACTCGCATCAGCGCCGATACCTACATCACGATCCCGAACAAGAACGCGCAGGGGCGTCCTATTCAGGTGTGGATCAACCGCCGGTCAGGTGCGACTACGCCAACAGGCGTACAGAACCCGCAGATCAACGTGTGGCCCGCCCCGGACCAGAATAACTATTACACCTTCTTCTACTACCGCTTGCGGCGTATTCAGGACGCGGGCACCAGTGGCCTTGTCACACAGGATATCCCCTTCCGCTTCTTGCCCTGCCTCGTGGCGGGTTTGGCGTATTACCTCTCGTTGAAAATCCCCGGCGCGATGGAGCGGACTGTCGGGCTCAAAGCCATGTACGACGAAGCTTGGCAGCAGGCTGCTGACGAAGATCGTGAGAAAGCCCCATTGCGCATCGCCCCGCGCCAGTATTTCCGGTGACCTATGCCTAATCGCTTTGCCTCCGGCAAAAAAGCTATCGCGGAGTGCGACCGCTGCGGCCAACGCTACAAGCTCAAAGAGCTCAAGCAGCTCGTCATCAAGACGAAGAACGTCAACATCCTTGTCTGCTATACGTGCTGGGAGCCCGACCAGCCTCAGTTGCAACTGGGTATGTACCCTGTGGACGACCCACAGGCCCTGCGTAACCCCCGCCCAGACGTCAGCTACTTGCAGAGCGGCCTGAATGACAACGGTTTTCCAAGCGAAGGTAGCCGCGTGATCCAGTGGGGCTGGAATCCTGTGGGGCTGAACGATCCACTGGGTTTATCTGGGCTTCCAAATACGCTATTAGCAGAAGGTCAGATAGGCACTGTGACGGTAACGACGGAGAACTGAGATGGCCAAGGGCGGTAAGACGAACGCGCAGATGCTGGCGATGGGACGTAACCTCGCCAAGATCGCCAACCAGAAGAGCGGCAAGAAGCCGGTCAAGAACATGGGCGAGGTGAACAAAAATGGCTAAGTTCAGCATGAAGATGGGCGGCAAGGAAGTTGGCCCCGCCAGCGTCTACGCCCCGCCCCACACCATGACCGGTAGCACGGATATCAACCTCGGCAATAATGGCTATCCGAACAACATCGCCAACACCCAGACCCAGAAGACGCGCGGCACTGGCGCAGCGACCAAGGGCACTGGGCACAGCACAAAGATGGGCTGATGAACTACGCTACTCTGTTCGAGACCATCAAGGGGTATGTCGAAAACGACTTCCCCGATACCTCGTGGACGGATTCTGCCGGCACGGGGACAGTGACGCTGACGTCTACCGAACAGATTAACACGTTCATTCAGCAGGCCGAGCTGCGCATCAACAACACGGTGCAGCTGCTGGTCCAACGCAAAAACGCTACCATTAGCTGCATAACAGGTAATCCATACGTAGCTGCACCCGCTGACTGGCTTGCCAACTTCTCTCTGGCGGTAATCACCCCCAGTGGAAACTACGAGTTTTTGCTGAACAAGGACGTGAGTTATATCCGCTCGTCGTTCCCAAACCCCGCTACGCTGGGTACACCCACACACTACGCGGACTTTGACGACAACACGTTCTTGATGGGGCCTACCCCAGACAGCAATTACTCAGTGGATATCAACTACTTCTACTACCCACCGTCCATCGTTACGGCGGGTACCTCGTGGCTTGGTGATAATTTCGACGCTGCGCTGCTCTATGGCGCGCTGCTGGAGGCTTATACCTTCATGAAGGGTGAAGCGGATGTCATCGCTGGGTACCAGAAGCGTTATGACGATAGCATCGTGCTGCTGAAGGAACTGGGTGAAGGCAAGAACCGGCAGGATATGTATCGTGATCCTCAAGCCCGCTACCCGGTGAGGTAACCTCATGGCTATCGCCCAAACCCTCTGCTCGTCTTTCAAAGCCGAAGTACTTCTGGGCGTCCATGATTTCCGGGCAACGAGCGGTGATACCTTCAAGATCGCGCTGTATACCTCTGCGGCTGACCTTGGCGCAAACACGACGCAGTATACCACGGCGGAAGAAATCACGGGCACTGGGTACACTGCGGGGGGCCAGATACTGACCAACCTTGGCGTGTCGGTGTCTAACGGTGTTGGGTTTACCACTTTCGCCAACGCCGTATTCACCAGCTCTAGCTTTACGGCTAGAGGGGCGCTCATCTACAACACGACGCCTTCGGCTAACTCGAACGCCAACACTACCTTGACCAACGCTGCGGTTTGCGTTCTGGACTTCGGTGCGGATTGTACCTCGAACAATAGCAGCTTCACGGTTGTGTTCCCGGCAGCGGGTAGCAATACCGCTATTATACGGATTGCCTGATGATTGAAGAGCTTATCAGCCGGGTCTTTTACGCCCGCAACGTAGCTCATTTTGAGCACTGGACCGCCAATGGCGTCGGTGCTTTCGCGCGCCACCAAGCGTTGGGTAGCTTCTACGAGGAGGTCATCGAGGCTCTGGATAGCTTGGTAGAGGCGTATCAGGGTGCGTTCGAACTGATTGGCCCGGTGCGCGCCCCGAAGACCAAGGCGACGGATATCCTCCTTATCCTCGTTGAGGACGCAGAGTGGATCGAGAAGAACCACGAGAAAATCTGCAAGGGCAACCGCGCAGTGGCCAACCTCATTGACGGCGTGACTGAGGTCTACCTCACCACGACCTACAAGCTGCGGAACTTGATGTAATGGCGTTCAAGCTCAGCAAGCGGTCCATGGACCGGCTGACGGGTGTCCATCCGGACCTCGTGGCTGTGGTGCATCGCGCTATCTCTCGCTCTGAGATCGACTTCGTCGTCATTGAAGGTGTCCGCACGGCGGAGCGCCAGCGCCAGTTGGTCAAGGCCGGTGCGTCTAAAACCATGGACTCCCGCCACCTCACTGGTCACGCTGTTGACCTTGCCGCTTGGGTTGGGGGCACTGTGCGTTGGGACTGGCCGCTATACTTGAAGATTGCCGAGGCGATGCGCGCTGCTGCTATTGAACTGGGTACACCCATCCGTTGGGGTGGTACGTGGGGTCTGTTGAGTGTAATTGATGGCCCCATCACAACGGAAGTCTTACACAAGAAGTTCCCAGACGGCCCCCACTTTGAAATTAACCCGAAACGGTTTCCTTAAGGAGAAAAGACATGCTTGCTGGTTACAAGACCTACATCACTGCTGGTGTGGCTATCGTCGTAGCGGTTGCTGAATATCTGGTCGGTGACGCTTCGCTGGTCGATACCTCGCAGTTGGTGTTCACCGCCCTTCTGGCTGCTTTCGTCCGCAACGGCGTGAAGTAAGCAGCCATCCATATGGGGGTGCTATAAACGACGGGAACACCGTGGTATGGGTAGAGATACCAACGTAAGGGACGGACATGCCAAGCACGTATAGCAACCTCAAAATCCAGCTGATGGCCACGGGTGAGAACAGCACTACGTGGGGCAACGTCACCAACATCAACCTTGGTACGGCCATCGAAGAGGCTATTGTGGGCTCGGTGGATGTCGCGTTTTCAAGCGCCGACGTCACACTTACTCTTACGGATACCAACGCCGCGCAGTCGGCGCGTAACCTACGCCTCAACCTGACGGGCGCTGCTGCTGCGGGGTATAACCTCGTCGTCCCGGCCATCGAGAAGCCGTACATCATCAACAATGGCACCACTGGCACCGTCACCGTCAAGAACGCTACGGGTACGGGTATCGCGGTTCCGACTGGCAAAACCATGTGGGTCTACAACAACGGCACGAACGTAGTCGACGTTGCTACCCATCTGACGTCGCTGACGCTTGGAAGTGCGCTTCCGATCCTCTCAGGTGGCACTGGTTCTAACACCGCTGCGGGTGCCCGCACGAGTCTTGGTTCTACGACCGTAGGCGATAGCTTCTTCACCCTCACAAACCCAAGCGCCATTACTTTCCCTCGCATCAACGCGAACAACACGGTTAGCACGCTCGACGCAGCAACTTTCCGGACGGCTATCGGTGCGGGTACTGTCACCTCGGTTAATGCTACAGGCGGTACGACCGGTCTAACGTTGAGCGGCGGCCCAGTCACTGGCACCGGGACATTGACCCTCGCCGGTACGCTCGCTGTTACGAATGGCGGCACGGGCGCAACGACGACGAGCGCGGCGCGGACGGGTCTAGGTGCTACGACCGTAGGCGATAGCTTCTTCACGCTGACAAACCCAAGCGCCATCACTTTCCCTCGCATCAACGCAGACAACACGGTTAGCGCGCTCGACGCAGCAACTTTCCGGACAGCCATCGGTGCAGGTTCTGGTGGCGGCAGTGTCACCAGCGTCAGCTTCACTGGGGGCATTGTCTCTGTTGCCAATCCAACAACTACCCCCGCGTTCACGGTAGCGGGTACATCTGGCGGTATCCCCTATTTCTCAAGTGGGACGACGTGGGCGACTTCTGCCGCCCTCGCTGCGAACGCTCTCGTCGTCGGTGGTGGTGCAGGTGCAGCTCCGGCTACTGTTACAACGGGTACCGGTGTTGTTACGGCCCTCGGTGTCAACACGGGCACCGCAGGTGCTTTCGTCGTAAATGGCGGCGCGCTCGGCACGCCTTCTTCCGGTACGCTGACAAACGCAACTGGTCTGCCGATTTCAACGGGCGTAAGCGGGCTGGGCACTGGTGTTGCTACGGCCCTTGGTATCGCTGTCGGTAGTGCGGGGGCGGTTGTAACCTTCAACGGCGCTCTCGGCACGCCTTCTTCCGGTACGCTGACAAACTGCACGTTCCCAACGCTTAACCAGAACACGACTGGCAGTGCTGCCACCCTGACCACGGCGCGTACGTTGACCATTGGCTCTACTGGTAAGACGTTCAACGGGTCGGCCAACGTGACGTGGACTCTCGCTGAAATTGGCGCTGCTGCTTCGGGCGCAAACACCGACATTACCTCTCTAAACACCACGACTACCATTAACGGCGTCACCATCGGGTATCGCAGCATCCCCCGCTCGACCACGAGTGGCACCGCAGCGGTAGGTGATGTTGGTAAGTGCATTGCGGTCACTGCCGGTATCACGATCCCGAACAGCACCTTCGCTGCCGGGGACGCCGTCTCTATCTACAACGATAACGTATCGACGGCTATTACGATTACGCAGGGTGCCAGCCTTACCCTGCGCCTCGCAGGGACAGCCACCACGGGCAACCGCACGCTGGCTGCGCGCGGTATCGCTACAATTTGGTTCAACAGCGCAACCGAGGCGATCATCTCCGGCGCGGGGGTTAGCTGATGAGTGGTATCCAGATGGCGCTGATGGGGGCGGTTAGATCGTTCTCTGCTGCCGCCGATCCGGCAACCGTTACCGGCGCTGGTTTTGTTCTCGGTCCCGGAAACGCGGTTGCGATCACCGACACGACGACGGCGACACCGACAGGCGGAACCAGCCCCTACACATATGCATGGCAGTATGTTAGCGGCGACACGGCGACCGTCACTAGCGCGTCTAGCGCAGCGACAACGTTTAGTCGGAGCGTGTTTATGAGTCCCGGCGACCCAACGGTTGAGCTCAGCGGTATATACCGCTGCCAAGTCACCGACAATAACTCGACAGTTGTCTTCACAAACAACGTTACCGTCGACACCCAGCATACCGAACTCACATAATGAACCAATTCATCAAGCTCCAGTTCAAACCCGGCGTGAACCGGGACCAGACCAGCTACTCCAACGAGGGTGGTTGGTACGAGTGCGACAATATTCGGTTTCGTTCCGGCTATCCGGAAAAGCTTGGCGGCTGGGTAAAATCTACTCCAACGGCGTTCCTCGGCGTCTGCCGCCAGATGTGGAACTGGATCACGACGTTTTCCGACAACCTGTTGGCGATTGGCACCAACGAGAAGCTCTATATCGGGGTAGCGGGGAGCTACTACAACATTACCCCGCTGCGCTCGACCATGGTATCCCCCAACACCAATAACTGCATCAACACGACCAACGGTTCTCGGACTGTCGTGGTAAACCTTGGTGCAGCGCATGGGGCGGCTACCAATTCGTACGTACAGATAAGCGGAGTTAGCGGCGCAGTCGGCGGTATCCCGGCAGCGGAGCTGAACAGCAACTACAAAATCACCGTTATCGACGCAGACTCTTTCTCTTTTGTTGTTACTACGGCAGCGACCTCCACGGTGGCCAGCGCAGGCGGTACGGCTATCATCATCCAGTTCGAGATTGAGCCGGGTAACAATATCACGGTCGAAGGTTATGGTTGGGGTGTAGGTACTTGGGGCCGGAATACGTGGGGCCTTGGGTCTAGCGGCTCTCCAGTGTTCCTGCCGCAGCGCGACTGGTGGTTCGATAACTTCGATAACGACCTCGTGGCTAACATCCGCAACGGCGCGGGTTATTGGTGGGAGCGTGGCCTTACAGCCGACCCGACTACAGCTTTGGCCACACGGGCAATTACGCTACAAGCGTACGCAACGGCTAATGGCGACGACCCTAACGCCGTACCGGTACAGATTATGCAGCTGCTGGTCTCCCAGCAGGACAGGCACCTCATCGCCTTTGGCGCGGTGCCGTTTGGTTCCACCAGCACGGCGGACTTCGACCCCATGCTAATCCGCTGGGCCGACCAAGATACCCCCAGCGATTGGACACCGACGACGACCAACACCGCTGGTGACCTCCGGGTCTCGCGTGGGTCTCGCATTGTGCGGGCGTTCCCGGCCCGTCAGGAAGTCTTGGTCTTCACCGACAGCCACCTCTACACCTTGCAGTTTCTGGGTACGACGGACGTTTTCGGGTTGCAGGAGTATGCCGACAACATCTCCATTATGTCTCCCCGTGCCGTGGTAGCCGCAGCCAACATCGTCTACTGGATGGGTCAGGACAAGTTCTACATTTACACGGGCCGCGTCGAGACGCTGCCCTGCACCCTGCGCAACCATGTGTTTCAGGATTTCAACTTCGCCCAAGCCGAGCAGGTTATCTGCGGCACCAACGAGCAGTGGAACGAAATCTGGTGGTTCTACCCGACTGCCGATAGCGACTTCAACGACGCCTATGTGATCTTCAACTACCTCGAACGTGTTTGGTACTACGGTTATATGCCACGTACGGCGTGGCTGGACACCGCCCTGCGGTTTGTCCCGCAAGCCACAAACACCGACTTGGCCACTGGGTTGGGGTATCTCTACTCCCATGAAACCGGAGTTGACGCTGACGGCGTGGCTATGGAGAGCTTCATCCGTTCGTCGGACTTTGACCTTGGTGATGGCGACCAGTTCATGCTGACACGGCGCATTATCCCCGACGTAAACTTTGAAGGCTCAACGGCTGCGGCTCCCGAAGCTACGCTTAGTATCTTCCCCCGTAATTTCCCCGGTAGTCCGACCTACTCCGACCCAGCAGATGCAAAGCGGGTTATCTCCTCTTCGGCTACCCTTACCCAGTATACCCCACAGGTGTTTATCCGCGCCCGTGCGCGGCAGATGGCGATTCAAATCTCTTCGAACACGTTGGGTGTGCAGTGGCAATTGGGCGCAACGCGGCTTGATATCAGGCCGGATGGCAGGCGGTAACTCATGGCTCTCACTAGGTTCCGCGCTGCGCCGCTACCCAACCCTCCGGCAGAGTATGATGCGCAGCACATACGGCAGCTCATCCGTGTGCTGGAGAACTACTTCTCCCAGCTGGACTCAAGGACACCCAACTACGCCGAGAGCTACACGGCAGATTTCTTCTATGGCGACTTCCTGTACGGCGATGGAACCGGCATCACTACCCCATACAACCAGTTCCAGAGTAACGTTGACCAGACCGCTGCCGCCATTGATGTCGCCTACGCTGTTACCTACACCCAGTCAGATTTTACCGGTGGGGTCACGCTCAGCAGCGGGTCACGACTCACGGTGCCCCTTGCGGGCATTTACACAGTTAGTTTTAGTATCCAGTTCAAGAACACGACCAACGGTGTGCAAGACATCGACATCTGGATACGCAAAAATGGGACTGACATCCCCGACACCAACAGCCGTTTTTCTATACCGGCGCGTAAGAGTGCTGGTAACCCATCGCACTTAATTGCTGTGACACCCGTCATGGTTAGCCTAGTTGCGAATGACTACATCGAAGTCATGTGGCATGTCATAGATACAGGCGTGTCTATAGAACATTTCCCAGCGGTAACTGCTGTTCCGGGTACAACCCCTGCGCACCCTGCTACACCTTCGGTTATCGTACAGGTCGAGTTTACGTCAAAGGCTACGTGATGTGTAAGGTGTTTTGCTTTTGGGTGTTTCGAGGTATAAGCGTAGACGCAAGGTAGGATGACCACGATGAACTACTCTTCCGCAGCTGGGGAGCTTAGCAGCAGGGGCCGTAACGGCGACTCCATGCTGGTGCATATGACTCCCGGCGAGGTCGGCGGTCTCCAGCAACTTGCCATGGCACATGGCGGCTCACTTACCATCAACCCCGACACCGGTTTGCCCGAAGCCAACATCCTGAAGAAACTGCTGCCCACGCTACTTGGTGCAGGGCTCATGCTTATCCCCGGTGTTAACGCCCTTGCCGCTGCGGGTATCGTTGGTGCGGGCCAGACTGCGCTTACTGGCGACATCTCCAAGGGTCTCATGGCGGGTCTTGGCGCGTTTGGTGGCGCTTCTCTTGCTGGCGCTGCTGGGGCCGGCACTGTGTTTGGCAGTGCTGCACCGGGGGTTACTACTGCGGCGCTACCCACTACGGCGCTACCCGGTGCAACGGGCACTGCGGCAAATATAGGCGCGGGTGTTACTGGTGCTTCCGGCCTTAGCGCCGCAGCACCAAGTGCACTTTTG